GCTTCTACGGTGCGTTCTTCCATGCCGACTTTCTCACGGCGGCGTGTCTGCTGGTTATATTCCCACTTTGGAGTCGTATAGGTATACGGAACAGCTTTCATGGCTTTATTTGCACCATCCAGTACAGGAAGCCACATTTCATGCGAAACGTCCTCAATGGTAACGGATGTATAGACCATAAAGCCAGTGATAGGATCATAGACATAGGGCAGACCGTTGAACTTTTTGACCTCATAGCTGGCAGAAGGATACAGCTTCTTCACCTCTGCCCAAGCATACGCCCAGCTCACATACTTCAGCTCGGTATTACCAGACTTCTTGACCTCCACATGGTCTTTGAAGTCAATGCCAAATAATTTTACGAACGGATTTTCAGTAGCCATAATAAATCTCCCATAAAAAAGACGGCAAGAAAGTAATTTCCTGCCGCCATATCCAAAACTTATGCCGCATGAATGATAGTAAACCTGCGACTGCTCACATTTTTACTGTACTGATTGAAAATGTCAGGCTGTTCTTTCTTCAACCGCCGGGAATCCACACGCTTGCTTTCGGAAGATACCCACGACACCTTATAGCCGGGAGCTGTACCGTAGGCAGCATCCTGCATTTCCAGCTTCACTTGCTGTTCAATCGCAGTCTTTTCCTGTTCCAGCTGTTCGATTTGGTCAGAAAGAGACTGCCGTTTGTCCAGCAGGTCACGAACTGCATTCAAATCAGCCGTTTTGCTTTTATCATCGTCAGAATACATCTGATTGATTTGCTGTGTATCTCCCTCGCTTCCGGTGGGTGCAGGCGGAATCTCAGGCATCACGTTGTACTTCCAGAAATGCTCTTCTTTGGCAATGAGGTCATCCAAAACAGCCTTATCACGGATGATTTTATGAATTACCAGCTCTTTTCCGAAAATCAGAGCCGCAATGTACCAGCAGTCGAAACCACTGACAGCCAGATAGTGATTGACCTGCGCCATGTAGTGTGCAGGTATTTTCCCATCTGCCCACTTATCCGCAGAGAACGGAGAAACCGTCTTGCACTCCAATCCTGCTTTCTGCCCAACGATCAGACGGTCAAAATCTGCCAGAAGAAGTGGATGTTCCTCGCTTTGGTAAATTGCATTGGCTCTGCGCACTTTCAGCCCAGTGGCTTCAGTGAATCGCTGTGCCACATAGTCTTCCAAATCCCGGCCCTGTCGCATAGCTTCGTTGTCGATATTTTCAATGGTATCGTTGATTTTATCGTGATACACCTGAAATGCAGAACGGTACGGATTCAGTCCCAAAATGGCCCCAGCATCCGTGCCAGTGATACCACATTTTCGATAGCGCAGCCAATCTTCTTTGGACAGATTTATTGTGGAAATCAATCGTTTCATGCAATATTCAACTCCTGCTTCATATTTTTATCGATGATTTCAAAATCGTATTCCACCAAATCCTGCATGATAGTGGAAAACTCATCTACAAGTGTACGGTCATCATCCAGCCACAGCGCATACAGAAAATCCAGAATATTCCGCTGTACCCGAAGATGATTCCAGAAACGCTCGTCCATCTTCTTTTCGGTATCCAGCGTGATTAAAGCACTGACGATAGTGCTTTTCATCGTAATTTCATAGGCTGTGCTGGAAATAGGCTTTGGAAAATTCTTTTCGACACTATCAAGGAACTCAGAAAATTCCCGGACAGTCCGATTGCTTACATCGTTCATAGTTCGCTCCTTTATGCTGCGGCCAGCACCATTTTGTAGGCTTTGTCAATCATCGGATTGCCCTCTGCCGTGCGCAGGAACAGGTTCTCATTGTAATTCCGGGTCTTGCGGATGGGGTCTGCATGGGTGGCAAAATCCGAAACAGCGTTCACAAACCGCCAGCCGTTCTTTCCGACCCACTCCAAATCAGGTGCGTTGTAGTAGCGAGCTTTCAATTCTTCCTGCAAACGCAGGTTGTTTTTCCGCTGGCCATCGGTCATATCTTCCGTGACAGGGAAGAACTCATTGATGAACTCCTGTATCTTGCGGTCAGACAGTTTGATGGTCGTCAGCTCATGGATACCCTTACCCAGCTCCCCCATGTAGCTGTTGGCAAGCTGTAAGGTTTCACGGGCATCCTGAACCCGAAGCAGAACATTTTCGGTGTGGCGAGCCGTCCAGATACGCTTTGCAGTACCCAGAGCCAAATTCAAGGTATTCTGGCATACCACACGAACCGGGGTCATGGCGACCTTGACACCAGAACTGCCATCGTGACTGTTGAAGAACACCAGATATGGGGTCACTTCATCCCCGGCGATAATGTACTTCTCCGGCAGCTTTGCCAGCATCCACACCTTCTTACCGCCCTGTAAAGAGCCTGCGGTTTCATAGGTGACACCCTCACCAAGCAGGTCATCGGTGAACTGGAACGCTTCTTCGTTCTGTACGATGCGGTAACGGTCAGACACCACGCCCAGAACAGCTTCATCCGTGCTGCGGACATTGGCACGATAGCCGGGAATCATAGCACCTGTGCCGGAATAGATATTGCGGCTTTCCACCTGCCAGTCCAGACCAGCCAATTCCAGAGCTTCCCGACTTGCAGGGGCATCCATCACGATACGGCCAAGGCCATGCCAATGGGTCTCACGGACAGAGAACATGGTTTCAACATTTGCAGACATAACTACTACCTCCTAAAATTTTAATGTGATTACTTGTTTTCAAGTTTATGGGCGGTCCAGATAATGAGTATTGCGGCAGTTTTCCCGATTGCCTTTGCACCCTTCATCAGAATCTTTACCATAACATCAGCCATTGTTTTTCCTCCATTTTTTAAGTAAAAAGTAAAGACCTGTGGACAGAATCAAACTGCTCACAGGTCTTTCTATAAAGATAATATATAACTGTAATTTTTTCAGATACGCTTTGCCTTGTGTCGGGTGTGTCAAATGTGTCAGGTTTTTATGAAACTCTCTATATATTTCTTTATTTTTATCCCTTCTACTCTATTTTTTCTCTTAGATAAAGCGATAGGATAAAAGAGAATAGATAATATATAATAAAGGTTTCTCGAAAATTCTGACACATCCGGCACAGCTGACACAGTACTTTACGGTCAAGTTTTTGTGCGGATACCCACGGCTACTGTGAGATCATGCCACTCATTTTTACGAATCCCCTGATTTCGGGAAGCCTTAAAAGCCTTTGCTTCTTCAAATGAAATCGTAAAACGAGCCATCTCCATAAAGCCATCCAACGTACAAGTAGCACTATTTCGACTCTGCACTTCTGTCAGTTGGAAATCAAGTACCCAGCGGTATTCCTCATTCGTCAGCGGCGTGATCTGTGCCACACAGCTATTGATAAGCTCCCGGTCAACATCATTCCTAGATGCCTTTTGCCATTCATCCAACTTCTGCGCAATCAAATTCATGTCAAGGGTTCCACTGCGCTCATCCTCCTGCTCCACATTCTCATATTGAGACTGCAATTCTGCAATCTGCGCATCCAATCCCTTCCGCCGCTCTGCCAATTCCTGTTTTGTGATGATTCCGTCTGCACACAGGTCTATGTACTTATCCAGACGCTCCCTCTGTCTGGCGATGCTGTTTTCCAGCATCGCCTTTCTGGAAATGCGGACAGTCTTTTCTTCTGCCATGCAGCGGTTCAAAATTTTATAGACCTCTTTGACTGTTTTGCCCTTGTCAAAGGTGAGATGTTCAAATACCTTTGCTGCCATCAAGTCCAGCTTCCACTCACAGATTGCCCTGATTTGGCAGCTAATTCCCAAGTCCAAGCCATGCTCCTGCAAATAGCTGATGCTTGGCCTACGGGTACGGCGATAACACTGAAATCCATGAACTACTGCACCATCCCGATTTACACGCCACTTGAACTGGATAAATCCTGCGCCACAGCTGCACCGCAGTTTTGCCGTCCAGACTGACTTTGGTGTATTTCTCATATACTTGTGCTTTTTTCCATTTTCATCTATTACCCGTGTTGATTTCGATGCCAAAATTTGCTGACATCTATCCCACATTTCTTCTGATACCAAAGGCTCAAAGTCGCCTTTCACATAGATGTAGCTGCTCTCGTCCAGATTTTTAACACGTTTCTGCGTCAAATATCCATCGCTGTGGGATTTGTTGTAACAGATGCACCCTTTATAGGTTGCATTATGTAGAACTCTGCTCACCTTGGAAGCGTCCCACGAAACATGGCCGCCTGCATCCAATCGGCCAAGGCGGTATAATTCGTTTACGATTTTAACCAGCCCATTTTCTCCGGTAGAATACATTTGGAAAATCAGCCTTACTGTTTCAGCTTGGTCAGGGTCAGGAACATAGGTTCCATTCTCTCTGCGGTATCCTAAGATGTTTCCGCTGCCATACAGAACGTGCTTTTCTCTGCTGATTTTCTGCCCAGCCTTTACGCGCTCTGAAATTTTGCGGCTCTCATCCTGTGCCATAGAAGACATGATCGTTAACCGAAGTTCGCCATCGTTGGTTGCCGTGTTGATACCATCGTTGATGAAAAACACATCCACCCCACGTGCTTTCAACTCACGTGTATAGGATAGCGTATCAACCGTATTTCGTGCAAAGCGGCTCACTTCGCGAGTAATAATAAGGTCAAATTTTCCCTTCTGGGCATCCTCCATCATGCGCAAAAACTCCGGCCGTTTCTGTGCTTGCGTTCCGGTAATGCCTTGATCTACGTAAACCTCCACGATTTCCCAATCTGGGTGGCGAGAACCTTCAATTTTATACCACTCCAACTGATTTTCCAGTGCGTTTATTTGCGCTTCATGTTCGGTTGAAACACGAGCGTACACAGCTACTCTCATAAATTTTAACCTCCACTGTCTCTGACTCTTTTCTGCGGCAAAAAGAAAGGCTCTGGCAGAATCCCCTCCACCAGAGCCTTTCTCTGTTGTTTACGAAGCCTTTGCAGGCGGTTCTTCCTCCTGCTCACGCTTCATCCGAAGGAAGTTCTGATAGGTGGGCAGGTTGATTACCCCTGCTGCAAAGAGAGCTTCCACCAGACAATAGGCCATCGCCTTTTCGTCAATTTCCAGCATTGTGATACCTCCCTTTGTTATCGTTAATGGTGCTTAGAGTCAGAGGTATAACATATCATCGAAGAATCAGAAGTTACGGACGGAGCTTGATTCCATAAAATCCCCATACCGCATTTTCTGATGAATTGAGACGTTTCCGATCATGTTTTCCTCCAAATTTAATGATGCACTTGTTAATCACTATCGGGCTACACGGACAAACTCCTTTTTCCTCACAATAGTTTTCGTAGGCATTTTTCAAATCAGTTGTCGGACAAAAAGTTTCATAATCGACCTTTTCACAGTGCAAGTCAATAAACTCCAAGAGATAGTCAATTGGAGGCTTTCTTTGCACCCCCTTCATGCTATCCACATCTGGAATTTCTGGAAAATGCCAGTCCAATTCTTCGAGTCTTCGAGCATAGAATGTAGCCTTCGTGACTATTTCATTGCGTTCTTTCCATATCTTCTTTTCCAAATTTGAATCCTGTTCATCATCTGGAATTGAATGAGTAAAAGGAAGATATACAACACGTTTGAAAAAAGCCTCGTCCTCTCCCTCAATTTCAAGCGGAAAATTACTGGCGAACAGAAATTTTATTCTGCGGTGAAGCTTTTTTGAGCGTTGGTTTTTTCGTTGAATTTCAACTCCATCGCCACCTGTAATACGCTTTAATTTTGACACAGCACTCACATCCAGCCTTTCTCGCGGTAAATCAAGCGAGATGTTTATTCTCGCATCAAGCAACGATTCCGTTTCAAATTTTCCTCCGAGTTCTCTCAAAGAGAGGTTGCTTATTGCCTCCTCTGGAAAAAGTTTTTGTACGAAATTGCCCCATATACTTTTTCCTGAATCTCTGGCATATCCCATAATAAAGAAAAATTTTCCTCTAGCTGGCTCAACTAAGAGGTAACCCAATGCCATCCAGAGGCGTTCCTCAATGTCCTTACGTCCGCCAGAAATTTCTTTCATAAATTTATCGAACACTGGACAATCTGCCTCTTCAGGGCTTTCTACATCTTCATTGTACTTTGCGTTCAAGCAGGTAAATGTGACAAATTCAGGGTCATGGTCTTCAAATCTACCTTTCTTAACAAAGAGAATTCCGTTTTCGAATGGGCAGTACAATTTTTCATTTTTGGGCATCTCGTATTTCAGGATTTGCTCCATTTTTATGTAGTCATAAAGATCTCTGTAATTTCTCAAATTCACTGCACCATGAAGCTTCGGATCAACTCTCAATTTATATAATTCGATTATCTGATCTTTTGTCAGGTGCATATAGTATGTGTTTTCATAGTAGTACACCTCACCATCTACAACCTTAAGATCGCAAAATTCCTCCAGTGCATGTGCCATTTCATACATCGGGTGGTATTTTGATTGACTCCTTTCCGTTCGTTCAATCTCTTCATCCTCTGATTCTAAGTCATCCTCTTTCTTTTCATCATACTTGAACAATTTTTTCAACGGGTTATTTTCCTGCGTACGTTTTTCCTTCTTTTTCCCTTTCTTTTTCTTCTTTTCTTTCTTCACCGCGTTATTCTTGCAAAGTGATGCCGCAAGAACCAGATCGGTTTCATCGCTGTTATCCGGGTACCACTCACCATCCTCTGCGTCGAAGCTATCGTCCAAAGATTTTAGAGAAAAGTCACCTCCCTGACAGTCAAAAATATTTTTGTTTTGCTTGCCCATAATATCGCTCCTTTATACATATTCCTTTTTAGGGGTACTTTTATTATGCCACTAATAAAATTTATAGGTGTGGGCAAGCAAAAAACTTTTTTATCGAATTTTCGTCATTTTATTTTCGTTTCATATTTCATCTATTCGTACCGTTCATGCTTTATTCATATTCCTAAAGAAAAATACCCTTACGCGAAAAATAGTTTTCGCGTAAGGGTATTCACTTTATTTCGATTTCTTGTTTTCTAGGGACTTTAGAAATCCTTCTACTGCTTCTTCATCCCTGTATAGACTCATATAAGTTCTATACTCTTCCGTTACTCTATCTCGACATTTATCCAAAGCCTTCGTAACCATTTCAAAAATTATTCTTTGCCCCTCTGATGTGCATTGAAGCGATTGCATTTCGTTCACCATAGTAATCAAACTTTGTAACGCCTCTTCTGTTTTGCCGCTTCCTGTTCCAAATAATTCCGTCAACCTATTCTCTATTATACTCTCTTCAAACTTCGTCCTCGGATTATTGGCCAAGGAATACATTCCTTCTTTTATTTGATCTTTCACTCTTTCATCCAGCTCTTCTACTTTTTTTGACTTTATGCACCCTATAATATCATATGATTAGCTCCTATTAGGAAAACACACTGTCAAAGGGGTATGTAGCGGGGGTTAGCCCGCTACTGCGGGTTTTGTGGTGTTGATTTCAATGTATTCTGCTATGCGTCTAAATTCATCCGCAAACTTAAATCTCACACTAATGTTTCCATTCTCATAAACCTTGATATGGTCGATCAGCTCAACGAGAAGTTCCCGGGAAAGCTGGTCGATATTTTGATGTTTTGTAAAGGCCACCAATGCGGGATG